CCATTACATAATATAAAGAACAAAATAAAAAAGAGGAAGGACTCACCTTCCCCTCTTATTGATTGTGTTACACTTTTGTATCGGTTACTGGGGCAGTTGGCATGAAGATGTTTACAAGTCCACTATGGTTTCCTTCATCGTGGTGGATGATTTCAACGGATGTCTGACTGTTATTGTGTCCCCATACTTCCCACAGATTTCCTTCTCCATACAAAGATGTGTCTTCTTCGGTCAGGATAATAGTTCTTGTGGAGAAGTAGTTCTCGTTGATGATTGCTCTTGCGTAACCCATTCCGTCCCGTCTGTTTACGGTGTACAGATGCACTGCATAAAGCATGTTATCCGTGAAGTAGTTCCCGTAAATGTTCAAATGCTGATTGATAGAATTTCCATAGTCCCAGTTATGTGCCCTTACACCCGCATCAGTTGACTGTTCAAAATAGTTTTCAAATATGTTAATTTCGCAGTTGTGCATACCGATTCCAATTGCACCTGAGCCACCGCTTATATGTTTGAATTTATTTCCTTTAATGTTGAATGTCTGCTCAGCGTTTCTCCCATCGTCAATTAGCAGAGAGTATTTTCCTCTGGTGATAAAATAGATGTTTTCAATGTCTATTGAATGAAGAAGGTAGAAGGGTGCTTGTGCATTAGTACCATTGAAGTTGATTACATTTGTATCTCGTCTGTCATTTCCGATAATCTTAATTACGTTATAAGGCACTGCAAGTCCCTGTCCGTCACTGTCAGTTGTCAAATCGTCTGTTGTTCCGTTCATTTCATACCACCCGAAAAGTCTTACTACATAGTTTGTAAGCGGGTGCTGTTTTGCGTATGTGAAAGCACTTGTGAAACTTGCAAATGTTTTTCCTGTTCCCACTTCAAGGTATTCGATGTTACTTGTCAATTCGTTAGTCAGCAGTTCGAATTTTTCAATGGTAATTGTCGGAGCAGTTGCGGTTGTAATTGATATTGCAAGTTCAGCAGTATCGACTGTTGCACTATCGACATCAAGATATCCCATCCATACATAGGAATTTTGTAATACATAGGATGAAAAGATATTAGTCGAGATTTTACTTCCGTTAGAGTATATTCCGTTTATGGAAATGCCAGTGGGGATACTACTTGATTTAAGTTTGATGATGTAATAGAGACGGTATTCACGACTGTTATCAATTGCGATTTGACCGTTTATATTTACTCTATTTGTAGTAAATACAATGTTCGAGGAATACTCTACGGGTGTTTCATCATCCAGTATTTCCATGTTTAACGGGGCAATCGAGGAATAACCGCTAATATTAAATAGTGCGTTAACCTCTTCAATAGTTCTATCTTCAAAACGTTTCAGCAGTTCATCCGTTGTTATATTGTTATAGTTCAAATGACTATTTTCCATTGAGAATCTAATGAAGTTGCAGTTATTAGGTGTGGTAAATTGAGTACCGCTTGTAATTCTTTGAATAAAACTACTTTCATTGTTGTTAGAATAATAGCATACTGGTTCATTTGTACTGATAGTGAAATTACAGTAATAGGTGTGTTCCGGTTCTACTGGGATAAATAGACTGGTTTTGAAACCACTTGTTTCATAAATTAAACCGGAATTATTCAATCTTCCTTCCGTGTCATAAATCATAATCGGACTGAATAATTTACGACCACCGACATATTTATCAAATGCGGATGAAATGAGTCCTATTTCTGCAAGTGCTTCTGTATAATCTTCGGGGAGTGATGTGATTAGTTCAGCGGTGTAAGTCGCAATATTTTCTTTCTGAATATTCGTGGCACTGATAAGTTCAGCTAACGCAGTCTGTAACTGATTTGCAATATCCGAACTATGAGTGTTATACCATTCTTGCAGAAGTTCTTCTACTTCTTCCGCTTTTTCTTGTAGTTCAGTTAGACCATTAGTAATTTCATTCTGTAAATCCGTCTGACCATTTGTGATAATGGTCTGAATCAGAGTATATTGATCGAGGAAGTCTTTTGCAATTTTGATAATCCAGTCCATGTTCATATCATGCTGATTTGAATATGGGAAGTTTTCACCGAAAGCACCGATATTATTGGGCATGTCTGTTCACTCCTTTCTTAGTACACAAGGATGCAAAACCGCATCTTGAACTCATCAGTAATTATATCATAAAGATTGAACTTGTCCACTTCCCTCTGTTCACGGATAAGTTTCTGTGTAGTCGTTACACCGATATTTCCGTGAGCATGAAGTTCGTGTTCCCCATCGTTTTCAGTGGTGATTGTTTCACCATGAGTCATTGTTCCGTTCTTGGTTTCCGTCTTACCATAGGCAATGTTACCAGTCCGGTTTTCAGTTTTTCCGAAGTTAATGGTTTCGTTTTCTGTTTCCGTTTTTCCATAGGTTGTACTGACTGTTTCGCTCTCTGTCTTACCATAAGTAGTTTCTCCTGTTTCGTCTACCACTTCCCCGTAATCGTGCCTGTTTTCGGCTGATTCAGAGTCTTTCGTTTGCTTGACAAGTCCATCATCATTTCCAGATGGAACAGAGTTGAATCCTGCTATCCAGTGTGCCGAGTCCTTTACTCCCGTGTCTACATCTTCTCCACTATGAGTCGTGTTTTTTTCAAAACTATCTGACCCACCCAGTTCATTTTCACGGGTTGTCTGATCTGTACCGCTTAACGCATTAGTTCCAGTTCTCTGATCTCTACCGCCATTTGTCAAAGCATCAGAGTGAGTATCCATACCGCCTTGTGCAGTGGTTTCCGCAGTGGTGTCCGTACCCCCGTGGGTGGTGCTACCGCTACCACTGTCACTACCCGTCTCGTAACGGTTGTAGTTCTCAATGGGATTGTACTCATACTGAGTAGTGGCGTAGAGTCTGTTCCAGATGTCAATCTGAGTTGAACTCCATACACCCAGAAGGTTTTTGAATACAGTTGGATTAGGATATAGCACTTCCAGTTCCATTGTTTCCGCAAGTATATTGTTTATGAGGGTGTCTCTGTCTAACTGGGACGGTATCTGGAATAAGTCAAATATTGTGCTATCCCAGTTGAGAAGTCCCATAGGTGAGAGGTTAGCGGTTCTTCCCATAATACATCTCCCCTTCTTCTTTATTGGTAACAATCAGTTCTTGCGGGTCATGTCTCCAATTAACAGAGATGTTTGTACCGAAAAGGCTATTGGTGTCTTCCGCACACTTTTTCAGATGATCGAGCCATAGTTCACATTTAGTGATTGTCTCTACATTGTTGGCGTTCACTTCGTCTGTAATCATGCGTTCCCGTTTTTCAGTGTTTGCGTTAGGTATCCCCACATCAGTATCAAACATTGCTTCGATTTTCCGCATGTCTGCAAGCACATCAGACACAATGTAGTTCCCACCGATATTCTGTTGAAACACATCCCAGAGGGGTTTACCGTCCGAGCCAAAGAGGGTGTCCCCCACGGCTACTGCGGGTTCTCCACCGGATACCTTGTCAAACAGTTTTTTGTAGGTTTCTGCCTGTTGCTTGTTCTTTGCGGGGAAGACAAAAGACAAATGACTGTTGAGAAGGTTAACACTTGCAGTTTCCGCACACAACGCCATCATGTCAGCGTAATAGTTCACAAGGTCTGTGATACTTCCCCAGTCCGGTTGAAGTTTGAACACTGTACATTCTTTTCCAATACGGGGTTCAAGGGAATGTTTCAGTAGTGGGTTGGAGATTACCAGATTAGTAGGTTGGTAGTAGATGTCATATCCATAGGGAACACCCGCTTGACAGATTACACCATACTTGTCTGTCTCAATGACACCGATATAACCCCATGCGTAAAGCACATACAGGAAGTAGTCTCTGTTAAATGTTTCGGGAAGTTCCCACTTAAATACAGAGATTGCTTTCTGGAAAAGGTATCTGCGGAAGAACTTCTGCAACGCAGTGTTTTTGACATGAACAGTGGAAGGTGAGAATGACGCATTGTACATGTTAATGTAGTCGTATGTTTCTGGAACTCCATAACCTATATCCTTCGGCATGGTCTTTTCAACTCCTTTCGGTGATTGTTCCTGTACCATGATAGCATAATTACTGTTTCAATTCCAGTTCCCAGAACGTTTTCAAAGCACCACCTTGCGTTAGATTGTCTCTGTTCAATGTCTGGGTCAAGTGGTCTTTCGTATGCCCAGACAAACACCCTCGCAAGCATTTCTGGTGTCTGGGTGCTACTTACATAATCATCCCATGTATAATGTAGTATGTTGTCCAGTGACCATTGTAGATTGTTCTGCCGTTCATAAAGTATCCGCTTGCACATTGTGTTACCAGATTGCGGGTCGAGATTTTCATCCAGTGCCCATTGATAATACTTTCTACATGGTGTCCACTGCGTTAGTCCCATGCCCCCACTATCTGCAAGTATTGCAGAAGGGTCTGTCCAGTCGAGAGTATGATGTTCAAATAACCACGGGTTAACAGTTGACTCCACCATCATATTTCCGAGCATACCCGCTATTGCGTTTGGTGTCCAACCTTGTGCAGTGAAGTAATCATATACAAGGTTCATGTTATCTACTTGCACTGTCTCCGGTTGATATATTCGGACATCTGTTGTACGGAAGTAGGTGTTTAGTTCTACCCACCAACCGTCATACTTTGTAGGATTTACTGATGCCATACAATCACTCCCAGAAGAAACCTGATGTCAAGAAGTTACTTATCATCTTTCGTTCTTCATCCAGACATGACAGGGATATTTCACCGTCCGCACAAAGAACGTAACCACCAAGTGTATTTATCTGACGGGTTGAGTAAAGCGGTCTTCCCAGATGTGCAAGGTCTTCATCCACAATAATGAAGAATTGTGATAGTAGGCGGGTTGCAGTATAAGCACATACAAACGAGCCATTACTTCCACCCGTTTCAAGTTGTGGCATACAAGATTGAATAGTGTTATATACTCCATGAGCAAGTGAAGAAACGGCTTTAAACGGATTGATAGAGAACATACTTTCCGCAGTGTTGTTTACGGTGTCGATAGCATTGACTGCTACACCCATATAGTCTATTCCAACTTGTGCTAATTGAATTGGAACTCCTAAGAGGAACTCTCTGCTTGTATATCTCCTGTAATAGTTATTTTCAATATACGATATGAAAACTCTGCATTGTCCGTTAATCAAGTCTACATAGTATTCAAGTCCAAGTTCAGAAGAATTGCGGAAGTAGGAAAGGTCAATGGGTATATCTCCGAATCTGCCGAGAAGAGTCCTTCTTGTATATGGAGCATAATTCAAATACGCACCACGAGTAGAAGACTGTGGATGCGCGGGAAGTGTTACTCTGTCATTGAATGTAAGAATTTGTGCGGTCAATCTCCATGCAGTAAGAGGATAATCCCACCACCCAATAGAGATTTTATTTACTGTTGTCTTATCTTCTATTGCGTTAGCATTAAATGGAAACCACATACAACTCGCAATATACTGATATGGATTATACATGGTCTTCATAATGTCTGGGGACATGTTTGTTTTCGGTTGTCCCTGACTGTCAATGATGTTCATTATTTCAAGGTTTTCTGTTCCGAATAATGTATTTTTCAGTGTATCAAAGTCCCCAGATGTAAGAGCATAATATGTTATTGCACCGACACTATCATAGTGATGTCCACTCTGTCCTTCATTGCCAGATATAATACCCACAATGTAGACACCACCCGCTACACCTTCTGTAAAAATATCTCTGAAAGGGTCATCATCTGTTGCAGTGTTTTCAGTTGTAAAAGCATTAGTAGCGGGATATACTGCATCCGCAATCAGTCCATTATAATCAGTAGTGGAATCGTGCCGAAGAATATAATGTGTTTCTGTTCCTATTTCCGTTTTGTATGTGGCGAGAACATCAATGCTCAGTTCACACTGCCAGAGTCCTTCTCTCCATGTCCAGTCTTTCACAAAATAATATCTGTTATAGTCTGGAATATAGGCATAAGTATACGGAGAAGGTGTAATATCTGGGGTCATTCTCTTAATAGCGAACACCGGATTTATCATGGAACAGGGTTCTCTCAAATATCCAGACAGTGTTATACTGGACTGTTGCGAAGTCGGTTTTTTCGTACTGTTCTCCCGCTTCTCAAAAGAATCATAAAGTACAATGTTCATAACTTACCCCCGTAAAAGAAAGGCGGGGAAGGAACACACCCGCCCCGCCAGTTGTTAGGTTTCCGGTTAGTTGAGAAGGAACACGACACCCTTCTCCGTGTTATCAGAGAAGCACCGCATCCGCATGTGATACCAGAAGTTCCGGTATTGACCACGTCCATTTTCGGGAGTCGGGATAATGCGGTTGTGAATCTGTGCCCACCCCATAGCGTCTTCATCAAACAGAACGGCGAATACACCGGACTGAGAAACCGCACTGCCCACAGTGGCAACGCCAGAAGCATTTGTGTATGTGGGTTTCACATTGATGGCATCCACACTGTCAATCGACTGCCAGAAGTTCACGGTTTCCACATCCGCATACTTCAAGTAGTTGTCGTGGAAAGCATCAGCCAGTACACGGGAGTCAATCTGGTAACGTTCCGCACCGAGCATGTACATCTTCTGCTTCTGATAGGGAGTATGACGAGGAATCGGCTTGCCCGTCAGAGTAGTCTGGAACTTCACACTCATTTCCTTGAACAGAGAAGCAACAGAAGCAATGCGACCATACACCCACTGCATGAACGGCTTATAGTTGTCCGGTTGGAAAACAGTGGTGGCAGTCAGAGAGAGTCCAGTCAGCGTATTGTACTCGCTCAGAAGGTGGATAACACGGGAACTGTCATTTTCAGCAATCAGTCCACCGATAAAGTTTGCCACCAGTCCACGGGACATGTTCTCTTTCGCCAGTTCAACCTTGTTGGACATGTCAGTGGTAATCATGGACATGAACTGCCCGAACTCTTCCGCATTACGGAAAGCAGTTTCAAGCTGATCTTGGAAGATCGTGTAGTTGTCACCGAACACGGACTGCCCGAGGAAGTTGGTCTGCACGAAGTCCCGCTTATTGATTACCCAGTGGTCAACAGAGAGTCCGTTACCAGTGGGCGGGGTCTGGGTGGCATCGAAGGTCACAGGATACTTGTACGCATCATCGTCCTTCCAGTCACTCGCCACGATATTGAACTTCCGCATGTAAGCACCCCACTGCGGGAGACTCTTTTCCAGTCCCTTCATCGAAGCGGAATAGGGACGGATAGCGAAGATGGTACGAGCCAGTACATTAGACAACGCATTGTAGATAACATCGTTGCCGAGGGTCAGAGCAGTCTGGGCAACAGAGATAAAGTCTGCTTCGGTATTGATAATGGACTGCCTACCAGTAGCCTGTTTTACCAGATCGTTCAGTACCGCACTGGACTGCTCAAAGGTCATATTGTTTACACTCATTTCTTGGCACTTCCTTTCTTATCTTTCAGTGCTTCGGAGATTTCTTTCAGCACCGCAAGGATTTCTTTCATTACATTCACAAGGTCAAACATTCTTGCCACCTCCGTAAGTCGGTCTGATAATCTCTGCCAGTGCGTTCTCACCCGTCAGTCCGTTACGGGGGTCAGCACCATTCGGAATGTTCGTGTTCGCCAGTGCGTTCGCTTGAATCGAAGCAGTGAGCTTTGCAATCTGGTGCATGACATCCGACAGAGAAGGTTGTTCCTGTGCGGGTGTGGGTGTGGGTTGGGGTGCGGGTGCGGGTGTGGCAACGGCTTCGTGTTCTTCTGCTACTTCCAGTACCGGAACGGGTGCGGGTTCTGGTGCGGGTGCGGGAGTCTCTACTGCGGGGGTCTGTACTGGTACTGTTTCCATTGCTGAGATTTCTTCTTTGGTATAGCCAGCATCAAGTAGTCTGATAATGGTATTAGCATCCATGTGTTATAATATCTCCTTTCAGTTCATTTGTCAAAATTGACAGTCGTTCGATACATGCGGTCATTTCTGACAGGATACTCGCAATGTCGTTTCCATTCTGGGAGTAGTCGATTACGGTGGGTAAACCAACATGTGTAAAGGCATCCAGTGATCTGTACCCAACCCCGTCCCGCTTCGTCTTGGTGGAACGGGTTGAGTCCCGTACCGGAGTAGAACTGTCTGGGTCACAGTAGATAGCAACATGGGTCGCATTGCCCTGTCCATCATGGTATCCCCTTTCTGTCTCTCCACCGTCATTCTTTACGATGAACAACCATGCTCCATCTGGGATATGACCGAAGGTGTCCAGTGCATCTTGGATTGTTCCCTTCCACTTTAATGCGTTTCTCCACATGTCATTACTGCCTTTCCAGTTGAATCGTTTCCCGTCACTGTTCCGCACACCGCAGTCAGCGAGAACTTCTTCCGCAAAGGCTTGACAGTCCATCTTGGAGTAGGGAATGTTGTCATACTGCGGGGAACGTGCCTGTGTAGCGTATTCCTTTCCCGTTACCATGAACTCACTCCTTGTCGAGTTTGTCTACAAGTCTCTGAATAACTTGCGTATTGTTGTTTACCGCAGTGGTCAATTCCTTCTGCTCTGCCTTGTGGTCTTCCCGTTCCTTATTCCACAGATAGAAAGTCGCAATCAGACAGGCAACCGGAACTGCCAGATTACTGAACAGTCCCACAATTGCATCCATATCCATGAGTATCCCCCTTTCCCAGAATATGAAGAGGGTGGGCATCCTTTGTGACTGTGCGGAGTCATGCCCGTCCTTCCGAGACTTGCACTGGGCAGGATACCCACCGAAGTTATTATAAATGTTTCACGTGAAACAATCAAGGGGTATCCCAGTATTTTATGAACATCTTTTCTGCAAGCACATCTTCAAAGTCAATCTGATTACTGATGTACAACTCCCAGTGAGTCCGGTACAACCTTTGATAGTGCATCCTGTCAGCATCAGACAGGGAAAAGGTGGTATTGAAGACACCGGACAGATGAGTGGTAGCATAAAGCCTAAGGTCTGACTTATGCCGATAGATACACAACTCACCGATAGAACACACTGGAATAAACTCGTTCAACGGTCTGGGTCGGACATGACTCCTATCCACATTGAAGTCATTGTCCAGTGCCATGTTTGAAAAGTCCGTTCCACTCGTCAACCGATACAGAGCAGTGTTCGCTTTCTGTCTGCTCACCGGACTCCTGTGTAGCATGATAAGCTGAATACCACGTTTCTCATCTGTCCACCTATCAGTGTTTCCCTTCTGCATCTTATCAGCAATCCGTATCAGTCCCAGACTCTCAAAGATTGGGTTGGTAATGTCGTTTGCGTTCGCAAGACATATCATCTGGATAGGTGCTTTCCCTTTAATCTCCCTGTTGCGGTTCATCGTTTCATAGGCGTTCCACACTGCGTCTGCTTCGTTCTTCAACAGTCGTTCGTGCTTCTCCGGTATAAACTCATCATAGATAATCAAGTCAATGTCCGAAGCATCAAAACCACGCATGTTTGACAGAGTGGACAAAGCACAAGTATACCCTATGTCATGTTCGATTTTTTCAGCATCCCCAGACAACTCATAAAATGCTGAATTATACTTACTTATCCTGTGAACATTGACATTCCAACCTAAGTCCTCATTCAATGGCTTGAATACTGAAAACTCCGGTTTACTGATAAGATCGGCTTGGGACTGGGTGCGTCTCATGAGCATGAACTTTCGACCCTCTTCCTTTGCGGTCTTCAAGGTAGTATAGGTCTTCCCAGTTCCCCGTCCACCTACCAGAAAATTAAAGGGATACCCGCAGTCGAGTATCCCCTTAATGTTTACATAACCGGACGGGTCATATATTCTCATGCGATGTCGCAAGTGATGTACTCACGACCGCCCTTGGACTTGCCACTGCCCACCTTGAACTTGGTGGGAGGGACTTCGTTACCCGCCTCATAGATTGCCATGATGTCGGAGAAGTTCCTAACGAAGGTCTTGGAGTTGGTGGCATACCGGACACCCGCCACAGTCTCCACGGCGAGAACGTTCATCAGTTCGCCCTTCTGGTCTTCGTCTTCATACAGTACGAATTTGGCAATGTCGAGGACTTCGCCTTTTGCATCGGACATTTTCTTGACATCGTTCCCCTTGGTCAGAGCATACATGTCGGCACTGGTGAGTCCTTCGGTCTTACGGATGATCTTCATAGTTTGTGTTCCCCTTTCAGTATTGTAGTGGATTGTTGTCATGGTGGTGACGGGTCTTCGCACAGTCCGGTTCGTTGTTAGCACCCGTTCCTGTTTGGTGTAACCAGTGTGAGGTGTAGTCTGGTAGTTCTGACAGTTATTTGCACACGGGGTGCAACCGTCCGCGCTCGCCGTCAATCACCGTAATAATATTATCACGATTATAATCAAAACGCAAGGGGTTTGACTAAATTTTCCGATATTTTTATATGACAAACGGATTATCTAAGTAGTTCCTTGCAAATTTCAGTATTCTTTCGTATTCTCCCGTGATACCGAGTGTGTACTCTGACGGAAGGATGGCAACGTTAGCAGTAATGCGAAGCACATGTCCTTCAATCTCAACTTCCTGTATCTCAGGTGAATCATTAAATACCGCCATAGTCCCACCCGCTTTTCGGAAGACAAAACCTTCCTCAAAGGCATCGAGTCCACCATGTTCATCCAGTTCCTTTCCGCCCTTTTTCTTATTGACTCCCGCAATCGTACAATGTACTCCTTCTCCGTCCTTTTCCACATAAGCATACTTTTTCGCTCCTAACGTTTTGAAAAATCTGTACGCTACTCCCGTGTCCTTCCTGTCTTCGTTCTCAAACACCCCCATGTAATGAGTAGTGCCATGAGGGTCAGTCGCAAATGAACCGGATTCAAGGCACTCATTAACCCTATCACGATTATAACTGCTCCAATCAACAGTCCCAGTATACTTAACAGAGTCAGTATCGCAGTAAATAAAATCAGCACCTTCCGTATCGTGAACAAGTCTAATCCCCTCTTCCAACATTAGTCTACTCCATGCAGTTACCCAGACACCCCACTGGTAAGCCAGAAACGCTTTACTGTTGCTCTTTTCCAGAATATCAGCTTTTCTCTGTTCAATCCATGCAAGGTCTTCTTCATTCAGTTTCTCACCATTCTCGATCTTATCATGGAAATGATTTGCGATCTCGTCTTCCCAATCACCTTCCTGTGAAAAAATTACTCTCGCTTTACAAGGGTCCTGTGCAAGCATCCCGTATAAGGCATTGAGCAGTGCTTTTGCCTTGTCATAGTAGACTTCCATTCCTTCGACTCCTTTCAGTTCCGTCTTGTCTTTGTAATACTTAATCACTTCGTCAATCAGAGGTTGTGGCAATTTCTTATAGGATGAATACCAACCCGCCAGAAACTTGATTTTGTCGATCTTGTACTCCTGTGAGATAATCTTTAAGTCAATATCTGTAATAGTCGTTTCCAGACTATCCGCTGAGAGTATTCGTCCATTATCTGCATAAACCATGTTTTTCAGTCCATCTACACAATACATGGGTCTTTCAATATTACGGCACTTATCATTGCTCAGATAAGGACAACCCCAGTATCTATCCCGCAACCGGACATTTATCAGCTTTACCCGCAAAAGAAGTGCTTTGTGACGAATTTTAATGCACCGAGCAATATAATCCTCATTTAAGTCACTGGGTGCAATTCTGGTAAATTGTGACATCGGGAACTCACAATTACACATGACTGCGGGATAGGAACTGCTTCTATCAGCACTGTGAACGTTCTCGATGATGTCACCCGCAAAATACCGATTAGCATGTGTGTTCCCACCCCGAAACGCTTCTCTCAGTGCCTTATACAGTGGATAATCTGGTAGAATGGAATAAACGAACTGATGATGAATACCGTTACGCATTGCCCGTTTTGCGTTGCGTCTGACATATCCGGTTGATGTCATTGGAATAGTAGCCAGTGTGTCACCATCTCGCTCCATGAGAGCATTTACCGCTTCTACCAGTCCCAGAACATCATTCACGCAGTATTCCAGTTCTTCTCCCTCAATCGGAGTCCACGGATACCGCTTCTTGGAATAGTCAAACTCTTCGCCAGACAACTTCTGGTGTTCTACACCCATTTTCTTCGTGAACTGCCCCAGACTCATATTTGTGAGTCGGTAAGAACACCGGAACTCAAACTTGTTCCACATATCCGCTTTCAGCACTTTACGGCTACCAATTGCGAATATGTCAGAAGGTTGAAAAGCATATACACCCTTGATAAAACTCATCTCGTAACTGAGATTATGAACGTATACTACGAGCCATCTATCATCTGGGAGTATAGCTTCAATCCTCTTTTGTAAGTCCAGAAATTCGTCCCATGTCCGTCCAATAACAACTACATCAGTCGAAAATGCCCACTGCCAGATATACATGACTGACTGCTGAATATCATCCAGTAGAGTTGTCTCAATATCAAAGGCAGTGGTTATTCCCATGTAGTGTCTCTTTTGTCCAGACGGGTTTCCTCTCCGGTTCTTAACCAGTGGGCAATCCTTGAAGTAACTTTCTGGGTTGAACTCCGCACAG